GCTAGAAGATATCTGGGTGCCGCAGGAAATCTCACAAAAGGATTTTTTATTGGAGGTTTTCAGACACTAGCAACTGCTGATCGAACAACTTATGCTACAGAAACAACAGCAGCAGTTACTGGAGCCAACTTATCTGCGGGTAGATATGGTCTCGCCGGCGCTTCGAATGAAGATAAAGCATTTTTTGGTGGTGGATATACTACAAGTTTCTTTTCAACTGTGAACAGAACAACATTTGCAACAGAAACTACAGCGGCTATAACAGGAACTTTAAGTTTGGCAAGATACAACTCAACGGGGATAAGCACTCCGCATAAAGCATTTTTTCTGGGCGGTGAAAAATCTGGTGCTCCAACAAATTCGACCGTAGTTGATAGAATTAATTTTATAAATGAAACAATTGAAGCGGCGGCTTCTGGTTTGAATACGGGTAGATATACCGCAGCAAGTTCCGGAGACAATAGTAAAGGGTTCACTATTGGAGGATATACATCATCAGCAGAATTAGCAACTGCCGAGAGAACTACATATTCCACAGACGCAACAGCATTGGTTAGTGGAGCAAATTATCCCGCAACAAATTGGATTAATGCAGCAATATAAAAACAGAGAGAATAAATGCCAATAAATTTTCCTAGTTCGCCCACAGAAGGTCAGCAGTTTGTATCAAGTAATATAACTTATTACTACAGCACAACTGCAAGTGGTTGGATAACAACAGCAATACCCACAGACAGTGTTGTAACTAATCTAAATTCCACTATCGCATCAGTGAATGCTGCCTTTACTACTACCAATGCAGCGTTTGCTGTGGCCAATGCTGCTTACGGAAATGCTAATACAAAACTGGCAAACTCAACTGTAACGCTGGCCGGTTCTTTGACAACTACAGGATCAATGACTGATTCTAAAGGTAATGTTAGAGATGTTCCTCTTACTACACAAACAGCAGTTTATGCATTGACAATTTCCGATGTAGGTAACGTAGTATCAACAAGTGCCAATGTCTTCGTTCCTAATGCTGTATTTACTGCTGGACATACTATATGTGTATTCAATAACTCAGCAGCAACCATAAGTATCACAGGTAACAATGTCGTATTGAGATTGGCCGGTCAGTCAAACAGTTCTAATAAACTTTTATCTCAAAATGGTGTTGTTACTATTCTATGTGTAGCCGCAAATAACTTTGTGTTGACAGGTGCAGGACTTTCATGAGCATTATGCAAATGATGTTAGGTTCAGGTGCTGTGATAAAAGACGGATCTTCTGCCGCTCTAGCAGGAGATAGTGCTTTGGCTATCAAAACTGCTACTGGAACTAATACAGATGGTGTATATTGGATAAATCTACCAACAGTTGGACCAACTCAGATTTATTGTATCATGGACTCTAATTGGGATGGTGGTGGTTGGATGATGGCGATGAAAGCAGCAAATACTGGCACAACATTTAATTATAATGCTAATTACTGGACAACAGATAATACTCTAAATCCTACAGATACAACCCAAAATGCAGGAGATGCTAAGTTTGATAGTATGAATAAATTTGCTGCTAAAGATTTGATGGCAAGATGGCCTGACATCACAAGTAGTGGTGGCGGTATTGCTGGCAGAGGCGTTTGGACATGGTTGAGAAATAACTTTTATTTGAGTGGAACTAGAATAACTCCTATAAGTTTTTTCAGCACAGCAGGACAGGTTACTGTTGCATCTGGAGTAGCAAACGTAAAAGCAAACGCTGACTGGGGTTCAGGTGTATTTTCTTCACAAAGTGGTGCTGGTTTTTATGGATTTAATTTTACTTCTTATGCAAGTGCTCCAGTCAGATGGGGGTTTGCATGGAACAACGAAACGAATTTTGCATCAAATGACGTTTCTGGTGGTATAGGTATGAATGCTGTTAATATTGGTGGACAGGCAGCAACAAGAGCGTATTCTGCTGGAGATTATATTGGTTGTTGTCAAGACACTACAGGTATTAATAGATCCGCAAGAGTAGAGATATATATCAGATAAATAGAACAGAAAACATGGACAAGTAAATGCCTTTAAATTTTCCTGGGTCACCAACGGCCAACGACATATACACAGACGCCACGACAGGTAACAGATATGTATGGGACGCCACCAATAATGTATGGAAGTGGTCGCCTAATACTGTGTCTCTCACCATACAATCACTGGTACCTGGATCACCAAATCCAGGTCAACTATGGTTCAATAGTGATTTAGGTAGATTATTCATTTACTATTCAGACGGAGATTCCTCACAATGGATTGAGGCTTCTCCTGCATCTGGTTCATTGGAAGTTGCATTACTCAATTCATATGTAAATGTTGCTGCAAACTTAGCGATTTCAGCATGGACAGCATCTAATGCGGCATATACAACCACTAATGCAGCATTTACAGTCGCCAATAGTGCATTTGGTGTTACCAATGCTTCGTTCGGTGTGGCCAATGCGGCATTCAATAAAGCAAACACCCCAGGTGTAACAACAGGAAAAGCAATTGCTATGGCAATCGTATTCGGAGGTTAATAAATGGCAGCGCCAAATATAGTAAATGTTGCATCTATCATAGCAAGAACAAATGTTGCTAATGTTATTACAGTTGCATCAGACATCGTAGGTAATCCAGCAAACAGTAATACGGCAGTAAAAGTCAATACTTTGCTTATTACCAATTACAATCCTACAACTACAGCAAACATTTCTGCTAGTATTTTCAGAAGTTCTGTAGAAAATCGTATAGCAAACAACATGATTGTTCCTGTAGGTTCTACACTAGTTCTTATCTCTAAAGATACAGCAACTTACCTTGAAGAAGGTGATAGCATTAGACTTACGGGTTCAGCAAATAATATATTATGGGCCGTATCATCATTTGAGGTCATTAGTTAGTGTCTAAGACTTATTCTTCTGGTGGATTTATCGGAAAGAGTTATACATATCCTAGTGGCCCTCCAGTGACAGTACCATATGTCACTTCTGGTCTTACGTTTAATCTAGATGCTAGTGATAGTGCTAGTTATCCAGGTACAGGTACTACATGGACTGACACTGTAGGCGGTTTGACTGGTACATTAACGAACGGACCTACATTTAGTTCTGGTAATGGTGGTTCTATTGTGTTTGATGGTGTTAATGATTATGTTAGTTTTTCTGGAAATGCAGCATTTAATTTTGGAACAGGCGATTTAACAATTGAATCTTGGGTTTATTGGGATGGTACATATTCTGGCGGCGGAAGATCAATATATGGAACAGGCGGTTCTGGTTCTTTAGACCAGTTCGGACTTTATAATGGTAATCCTTTTTATTTTGGAGGAGTAGGTCCAAATACCACTCTTAATACTCCTGCGACAAATTCTTGGTCTCATCTAATTGCATCTAGAATTGGTACAACATTGAGATTATATATTAATGCTGTTGAAACTGCTTCTGGTACACAATCATCATCGATAGGAATATCCACAAGCACAGCATATGTAGGAAATAGAGCAGGTTTGGATTGCACATTCAAATCAAATATATCAGTAGTAAGAATTTATAAAGGTAAAGGTCTCACGGCAGCCGAGGTTTCGCAAAATTTTAACGCATTACGTGGAAGGTACGGGCTATAATGCCAATATGGAATCAAAAAGGTGTCTATCTGGGTAATAGAGCAAATGCTGTTGTGGGTATTGTCACCTCAGGTCTTGTTCTGAATTTAGATGCCGGAAATTCCACTAGTTATTCTGGTACTGGTACCACATGGTCTGATCTAAGTGGTAGTGGTAATAATCTAACACTGTTTAACAGTCCCACATTTACAAGTGGTCTTGCTGGTTATTTTACTTTTAATGGTTCAACACAGTATGCTAGAAGGTCTATATTCTATACATCCGCTACCGCATGGTCTATGGCAGCCTTTATCCGTCCTGCCAATTTAAATCAGTTAAGTAACTACATGCAAAACGGTCGAGATGATGGTGCCAACTCTCCATTCAATGGATATGGAATAGGATTAGGAAACGGTTCATCAACAGGAAGTGCCACAACAGGCGCCAAATTACAAGTTATACATGGCGGCATTACTTATGTTAATCCTGAATATACGTTTACCTCAACATCTCCTTGGTATTATGTAGTTGCTACCAGAGACACAACAACCAGTAGGTATTATGTAAATGGAACTCAAACATCATTAACATCAACCTCGGCTCCTAATGCACCGACAGATGTTTTTAGTGTTGGCGCAGGAACCTCTTCAACTGCTGCGGCTAGATATTTTGCTGGAGATATTGCTGTTGTATTATTTTATAATAAACAATTGTCACAAGCAGAAATTACACAAAACTTTAATGCATTTCGTGTAAGGTACGGTATCTAATGAGCAGAGGTAATTTTATAGGAATCACCAATACACCTAGCAACACCTCTGTGACGGGTGTGTGGAACTTTGCGGAATCATATAATGCGATGGTTCAAGGACCATGGTCAAGTCCTACTATTCCTGTATTTTATAAAGCAAATTTGACTAAGGGTTTCTGGCGTGGTGGATACACAGGTAGTGTGAAAACAACTACCGGCGATAGAAATACATATTCAACAGAGACAACAGCAGCGGTTTCAGGAGTTAATTTGGATGCTGCTAGAAACATCATAGGGGCAGCAGGCGATACCACAAAATGTTATTTTCTCGGTGGATCTAATTCATCAGATGTTGTTCAAACAACTTGTCATGCTGCTACTTATTCTACCGAAACATCAGCAACAATTTCTGGTGCTGCTGCCACAGTAGCACTTGTTTCCTGTGGTGCAGGAACTATTGATAGAGGTTATTATTGTGGCAGTTTTACAGCACAAAGAACAACTTACTCATCTGAAACCACAGCAGCAGTATCAAGTGCCAATCTTTCAGTTGGAAGAAACTTAGGAGCCTTTGCTGGAAATGAAACCAAAGCATTTTATTGTGGTGGAGATACAGGTAATCAGGCTTTAACAGATAGAGTTACATATGCTACAGAAACAACAGCGGCCGTATCAGGTGCTAACCTAAGTGTGGCTAGATATGGACTAGGCACAGGTGCCGGAAATGATTTAAAATCTTTTGCTTGCGGTGGTTACACAGGATCATATAGTGCAGTAACAGACAGAACAACATTTGCAACTGAGGTAACCGCTGCCGTGTCAGGAGCAAATCTTTCAGTTGCTCGTTTTGCTACAGGTTCTGCTGGTACCCTGACAAAAGGTTTTTGGTGTGGTGGTGACTCTCCAATGGTTGCTCTTTGTGATAGAATAACATATTCAACAGAGACAACAGCACAAGCAACAGGTGCAAATCTAAGTCAGGCAAGACACTCTATGGGTGCAGGATAATAATGGAGAAAACAATGAGTAAAGCGATAATGACTACCGATATCAAAGATGTAAATGAAAAGCATAAAGAACTACACGAGGCATTTCTACAAATCTTTCAAGGAAGGTCAAACTTCCAACTAGATAACTTTGTTGTTGGAATGCATATGACACCTGAAAGGCAGTATGCTCAGTGTGTTTTAGAGATGCAGCACAAGTATTATTCTATTCGTAGAGCAGACATTGGCCGTAGAAAACTTCTAAAACAAATTGAAGAAACGACGGACGAGTTTGACAAGGAAGAAAAACTACTAGACCTGGAACAGACAGAGATTGCCATCATTGGTGCATTACGTGAGTTTGACCATCTATATGCCATATTCAAAGCAATGCCTAAGTTCACTATCGAGGAACTAGAAGAGGGCGAATCTAAATACTGGATAGAAAGATTGGCTATACAGTCACAGATTGATATAGATGCTACAGGAAGAATTTCTACTGGCAACTATGAAGCACTAAGACAGATAGACTTAATTAGAGACCATGCCAAAAGATTTGAAGAAGTTATCACAGAACATCCAGGTATCAACAAAGCGATTGGAACAAAGAAATGAAATACTTTACTTACGACTTATTCACACAGGAAGACGGTTCAATGATTGGACCTTCACAAAATTTACCTACTGGTTCTCTAACTGGAATATCAGATGGATCTAAATACTATGGTGCAGCGGAGATTGAATCATTAGATGTTATTGGTCAATTTAATCCCGTTGAGATTAGTAAAGAATTGTTTGATAGACATGCAATTCCAGTTCCACCTATATCAGCAAGACAGTTTTATATGCAGGCTGAAAAAGAAGGTCTACTAACTAAGCAGGAAGTTTCTGATGCTTTGACACATAAGATGATTCCTGTCAGTATTAGAACAATACTAGATAGTATTACAGACGCCGATCAAAAGTTTGCTGCCGAGATGCAAATTGTTGCCGCTGTAACTTTTGACAGAAAGAATCCACTATCAGAAATGATAGGTCTAGCATTCGGCAAAACTACATATCAGATTGACCAGTTTTTTAGAGATGCTTCTACATTATAACTAAATAATGGACCGAAACAATAAAAAGGAAAGTTAACTATGGCGGTTACATATACATGGAAAGTTACGGGTCTGAAAACAACATCTTTTGCCAATACCAACAACGTTGTTGTTCAAGTATATTGGGATAAAATAGGTAACGATGGTTTATTTGAAGGTACATTCTCAGGTGCCACACCCTTTGATACTGCAAAAATACCACAAGGTGTCAAATTAAAACCATTCAATAAACTAACTGAAGAAGAAGTTATTAGTTGGATACAAGATACAGTAACTGGTGCTTACGAAGAACATGTTAACAGACAGATCAGCAGACAAATAGAGGAAGCTAAAGGCACCGTTGTTAGTGTAAAACTTCCTTGGATTAAGGATGAGGTGATAATTAAGGAGTAAAATTATTATGGATAATATTAAACTTGAAGTAAGTGTGAATCAGTTAAATGTAATTTTGACAGGACTAGCCAAGTTACCTTTAGAAATGAGTCTAGAAACCTTTACATTTGTGCGTCAGCAGGCTGATTCACAACTACAACAAACGAATACAGATGGACCTTTGTCTAGCAAGGTTCTAAACTAAAAGAGAATATATGTCACTCAATAAACCTGCTAACAAAGAAGAACTAAAAGATTTCTGCCTACGTCAGTTAGGTTATCCAGTTATGCAAATTAACGTGGATGACGAGCAGGTGAATGATGCTGTCGAACTTGCATTTGAGTTCTGGAATGAGTTTCATTTCAATGGAACAGAAAGAACATATGTAAAGCATCAGGTGACTAATACTGATAAAACCAATCGCTATGTCACTGTGTCCGATAGTCTGATTGGTGCCACCCGAGTGTTCAAGGTAGGTCAGAATAAGATGGCCATGAACATGTTCGACCTTAGATACCAGTTGCGTCTAAATGACTTGTGGGATTTGTCATCTACATCTTATGTCAATTACTCTCTAACGATGCAGCATCTACAGACACTAGACCTTATCTTCACTGGTGAAACTCCTATTCGTTTCAATAGACTTACAGATAAACTTTATATTGATTGGGACTGGGATTCGGATATCGATAATGATGAGTTTATAATTATTGAAGGTTTTATTATAACCGATCCGACCACCTACTCACAGGTATGGAATGATCGTATGCTCAAGAAACTAGCAACAGCATATGTAAAGAAGCAATGGGGACAGAATATGTCCAAGTTTGATAAGATGATGTTGCCAGGCGGTGTCACCATGCGTGGTGCTGAAATATATGATCAAGCTATGAGTGAAATCACACAAATAGAAGAACAGATTAGAAATACATACGAGGCCCCTCCTGGCTTCTTGGTAGGATAAGATGCCGGTATCAGGATACTTTAATAACTTTCCATCACAGAACAGACTGGCCAATGAACATAGGCTTATGGAAGATGTTATTGTTGAATCCATACAGATTATGGGTCATAACATATACTATATTCCTAGAGAATCATTTGATTCAGGTGATATGATCTTTGGTGAATATAGCAAATCAAAGTTTGAAAGAGCCTATCTAATCGAAGCATATATTGGCAACTTTGCCGGCTTTGAAGGTGACGAAGACTTCTTTTCTAAATTTGGTCTTGAAATCAGAGAAAAATCCAACTTCATATTATCATCTAGATCCTTTAAAAAGATTATACCTTCTACCATAAGAAAGCGTCCTCAAGAGGGCGACCTTCTCTATATTCCAGTAATACAAAGTTTGGTTGAAATTAAGTTCGTAGAACAAGAACTTATGTTTCATTCACTTGGTAAGAGACTACCATTTGTGTATGAAATGCGTTGCGAAGCCTTCCGTTACAGTCAAGAAGAAATCAATACTGGTATCGATGCTATTGACGAGGTGGCGGAAGAGAGTCAATATACTACAAAACTTTCGCTTAACACCACAGCACTTAATAATGTTCATCCTAATTTCTATGATGGTGAAATTGTATTCCAGTCAGATGATGGTACATGGGCCAATAATTATGCCAGTGCCACTATTAAAGAATGGTACAAAGCAAATGGTTCATTGTTCCTATATAACATTGAAGGTGCTTTCAGAGCAAATGCCAATGTTTATGGTAATGTGTCTCAAGCAATATATCGTTCTATCTCTTATGATGATAGAACAGACTTTAATCAATATGATGATTATGACAACGAAGAGTTTAAAGTTGAAACTGATATCATATTGGATCTATCAGAAATCAACCCATTTGGAACGCCATAATGTTAGGTAACAGTCACTTTTATCATCAACTAACAAGAAAAGCGGTTGTTCTATTTGGTCGTTTGTTTGACGATATTTATCTAATTAGAAAAAACACACAGACTGGTAAAGAGACAAGTCGTTTTCTGGTGCCTATCATCTATGCACCTAAAGAGAAGATGGTAACAAGAATACTGTCCGATCCTGATCTACTCAAAAGTGTCGGCACCATTCTACCTAGAATGTCATTTGAAATTACAGGAATCTCATATGACTCCTCTAGAAAACAAAACTCATTACTAAAGGCAGCCAAGGCTAACACAGCAACTAAGGCTTCCTCCATGTATATGGGTGTTCCTTATGACATAACATTCTCTCTAAATGTTTATGCTAGAAATATTGATGATGGTACTCAAATAGTTGAGCAAATTTTACCATTCTTTAACCCTGATTTCACTGTAACAACTAACATGATTCCTGAATTAGGATTCTTGAAAGATGTTCCTGTTATACTAAATTCTGTGGCCAATGACATTGAATACGAAGGTAATTTTGATTCTGTTAGATATGTAAACTGGACATTAAATTTTACTATGAAGATCCACTATTATGGTCCTATATCATATCCAAAGATTATTCGCACTGTTTATGCAAATATATTCAACGATCCTTCGTTAAGGTCAGGATATATAACTAGACTAAATGTTGCAAATGCCAATGGTATCTTTAAGGCTGATGACTTTGTATATCAAGGCAATAGTTTTAAAACTGCTAATGCATATGGAATTGTTGTTAACTATGTTGCAAACACCGGAAAACTTGTTCTGGGAGCCACTCAAGGACAGTTTTATGTTAACAACACTATTAGGGCAGTTTCAACCAATGGTGTTTGTCAGATCGATTCATTTGAGGCGGAACCATACAAACTTGTTGAAATTAAAATAACACCAGATCCTATTGATGCTGACCCTGGTGACGATTATGGTTATGATATTCAAATAACCGAATATGATAATAATTAGTGAGATTATAAAATGGGCCTAGAGAAAAATTTATCGGATGCCTTAGGTATTGAACATGAACCTGTAAAACAGGAAGTAATTCAAGGTGAGGTTATTACCTATGAACCTGTTTCTGAACTACCTGATGAAGATGAAGATTATAGATTAGTCAGACATACACTACGTAATCTTATAACGAAAGGTAACGACGCACTAGATGAAATCGTCACAATCGCTAAACAAAACGAGAGCGCAAGAGGTTTTGAGGTTGTTTCTACTCTCATCAAAACTATTGGCGAAACGTCG